GCAACGCCTACGGCCATGCGCTCTGTGCGGCTTGAAATCACGAATCTGAATGGAGATAGCGTTTACATTGCGGAAATAGATTTTTCATAGCTCACTATGGCTCTGCTGAACCTCGCTCGTCCGTTATTTCTCGAAACCGATCCGCAGGTTATCCGCGCCGGTCTGTATGACCGCTACGAATCGCTTTACGGTAAAACGCTCTATCCGGGCCAACCGGAATCTATCATTTTGGATATGTTGGCCTACGCCTTGACCATTGAAGCACTGAAAATTCAGTCAGCAGCAGAGCAAAACCTTGTCCAGTATTCCTCTGGAACTATTCTGGAGCATATCGCGGCATTGTATGGCGTTGTTCGTCAGCCGCCAAAAAAGGCCAAGACGCGAATTCGCTTTACTGCTGATAATAGTGTTCGCCCTGTTGAAATCTTGATTCCAAGAGGGACACAGGTGAAATCAAAAGATCGCAAGCAAATTTTCGAGACAACAGCCGATGTTGTTATTGCGCTAACTGACATCTATAACGACGTTGACGCTCTTGCAGTAGAAGCTGGCGCAGCCGCAAACGGCTATGCACCGGGCAGCATCAGCGAACCGTTGGTTGCAGTGGCGTTTATTGAAAACGTGAGTAATATAACCATCAGCGAAGGCGGCGCGGACATTGAATCCGACGACCAACTCCGCGAGCGCGTGGTCAAAGCACCCGAATCGTTTTCGGTGGCGGGGCCGACGCTGGCGTACGACTTTTGGGCGCGGTCAGCGCACCCCGCTATCATTGACGTTTCGGTGGATTCCAGCCTGCCCGGTCGCGTCGAGGTCTATCCGCTCACCACGAGCGGCTCGCCCTCGCAAGAGGTCATTGACGCAGTGCAGGCCATGATTTCCGCCGAGAAAAAACGCCCCTTGACCGACACCGTGCGCGTGCTTGCACCAACGCGGCTCGCCTACAGCATCAGCGCACAGGTCACGCTCTACGCACGACAGCCAGAGATTGAAGTGCGTCTCGCCATCCTCGCAAAACTGAACGACTACGCCGAGCAAAAACGCAAAAAACTTGGCCGCGACGTGGTGCTGAACCACATCGTTGCCCTCATCCAGAGCGTAACGGGTGTGTACGATGTCCGAATGGCGCAGCCTGTGGCATCCCTACCCGTTGCGCCGTCTGAGTTTGCCGACTGCACGAGCATTTCCATCACCCTGACCACGCCTGCCAATGAGGAGCCTGTTACCTACCAGTATAGCTGACCAGCACTACAAGCGCGTTGCACAGCTTATTGAGGAATTTGCTCCGTTTGAGGATTTGGAAATTCTCGTCCCGATGCTCATTGACACCGCACCCGCGCAAGCACTGACGCACCTTGCAGAACATTTTCACATTCTCGGTGTCGAGGGCTGGGATGCCGTCACGACCGATGCAGAAAAACGAACGCTGCTCAAGCAGGCGATTGAACTGCATCGCTACAAAGGCACACCGTGGGCTGTCCGCACCGCCGTTGAGCGCGTGGGCTACCGCAACGTGGTCATCGAAGAGGGCATTGCCAATTTTACCGCGCCCGTTGCCACGCGGATAGACCACCGCCGGCGGCTCAGGCACAACGGCGAGGCCACGCGCAACGGCATCTACACACGCGGGGGCGGCACGGATGGCATCACGCAAATCAACATCACCGCACCACGCATCGCATGGGCGCTGTTCCGAGTGCTGATAACGCTGCAGGATGACGAGGTCATCACCGCCGCCCACAAGCAGCGTGTGAAGGCACTCATCCACGAGTTCAAAAACGTGCGGTCGTGGTTGGCAGTGGTCTCGGCAGCGTTTTTTTCGGCAGACGACCTCGCGTTTCTGGGCGATGACGCTGAACGCAGCACCGCTCTCGACGCATGGTACGACACGTGGGGTTCTGTTGTCCGCCGCAACGGTCGCCACCGCTATAACGGTCTGGTGCGTCGGCTGAACAACGACATCCGCGACACCGCCGACCTCTACGCCGAAGCCACCGTGCGGCGCAACGGCCAGTACCAGCGCGACGGCAGCATTTTTCACAACGGCAGCACCTATCGCGGCGAGTTGGATTTTCCGATGAATGCAGAGGTAGAAATAAACGACGACATGAGTTTGGGAGAAGATGATTGTACTGTCACCGTAGTACCGTAGCAAAAAACGCATGAAACATTTGAACCGCATCCTTCGAGAATTTTTGCCCGCGTCGCTGGCATTCTGCCACACCGACGCAGTGACCATTACGGGCGAGGTGGACATCATCGCACGGCGTGGCAGCGAGATAGTGCAGCGCATCACGGGACAGAACCTCGTGGTCACGGCGGGCAAGGTTGCCACCGCGCGGCTGCTTGGAGGCGACCGCACGGGCGCAGTGGTGAAGATTGGCATCGGTGTTGGCACGGCTCTCCCTGCTATCGGCGACACGACGCTCACCAACCCGTTTTTGCGGGCGATTGAGAGCGTTTCGTACCCACAGCCAACGCACGTGCGCTTCCACTGGCTGATTCCGAAGGAAGAGGGCAACGGGCGCGATGTGACCGAGTACGGCCTGTTTTTTGGCGACAACACCATGATAGCCCGCATCACGCGGGGCGTGATTGCAAAAGAAAGCGACCTCAGCATCGAAGGCACGTGGACGCTGCGACTGTAACTGTAACGCACCCAACACCCAAGCAACCAAGTACCCAAGCAAGCCATGAGAACCTACCCCAACACGATTGACACCGCAGGCAACACGTTCCACGTGGATATTCTGCAGTTCGAGGAAAACGACGACGTTATCGGCGGTGTGGACGGCGTGGACAACGTGCCTATCCGTCAGGCAGCGGATAACATCTTCAACCTCCACAAACGCCTGACCGTGTTAGAGGGAATTTTGGGTGGCATAGACATCGACAACCTCGACAACCTTGATTTTGTCGCCATCGCGCTGAACATGACGTGGCAGACCGTCACCGTTGCGGCAGGCGAGACCACGAAGCTCATTGACATCAACGCAGGTGCAAAAATCCGCCTGCGCCTGACCAACAACGCTGCTTGCACGCTGTCGTTTGCGGGCTGGCGCAGAGGCATCTCAGGACTGCTCACCGTCGAGGCCGCAGGCGGCACCGACCGCACCTTTACGCTGCCCGCCACGTGGCAGCCGCAAGAAGACCTGCGAACGCTCACCGTCAAAAACGCCCACGTGCGCTCCATGCCGTTCGACCTGTACCAGCTTGCGATGCCGGCCGCACCGCCCCAACCCGCACTGCCCGAAATCGTGATAGCGGGTGCGTTAGGATTCCGTCACCTAACCTCATAACCAGAAAAACAGATGCGACACACTCTTTGGTATGGCGGCGATGCCGCCCGCAACTGGTGGGGCGACCGCTCCGATGGTACGCTGGAAACGGCGGCGGATGCGACCTTTCCGTCCGAACTCGACGGCGACATGGTCGTCAAACAGTTTTCGCGCTTGGTCATCAACGCTGGCCACACCGTCACCGTCGCGCAGCGCTGCAAGGGACTCGTGGTGTACGTAAACGGCGACTGCATCATCAACGGCACGCTCAGCATGACAGCACGGGGCGCGAACGCCAGTGCGGACGACGCCGGCGAGTACCTGTACACCTACCCCGAAGTGGCGACGGCGAACATCTTTGGCGGCTCCGTCTTTTACGGCATCACCACCGCACTGCCGCATCCATACCTGAACGGTAGCTACATCGAACTGCGCAACGTGGTCTCGAACGAACGCTGCGTCCTGCAGGTTTACGATACCCTTCCACCGAATGAGTTTTTCGCCCGCGTCGTCGGCACGGGCACTATGCCCACCGACCTCAGCAACTGCGTCACCCGTGCCATCACCACACCGGGACTGCGCTTTCGGCGGTTCACCGACACAGGTGCGGCATCGCACAACTCACCACCCGAACAGGCTTTGAACGGTGCAGGCGACGCGCTCATCGCCTCCGAGCGCAACCAAAAAACAATTTTCAACGACGGCACTATTTTTACCATCGACCGCGAAGCGGGTGCACCAGGCAACAGCACAGGCGCATATCAGGGTTCGGGGGGTGGCTCTGGCGCACTCGGTACGGCGTGGAGTGGCGGCACGGGTGGTGGGACTACAGGACTTGCACCATCACCGAATCCACAGCCCTACGCTGGCGCACCGGGCGGCTCAGGGCAGTCGAACGGTGGTTCTGGTGGTTTTGGTAATCAGCAATTTCTTTCAGCAGGCGGCGCAGGCAACCCCGGCGGGCTAGGGTTTGGCGTTGGTGCGGCGGGCACGGACGGCACGGGCGGTACAATCATCCTGTTCGTGCGTGGAACACTGACTATCGGCGCGGCGGGTCGCATTGAGTCACGCGGTTCACTTGGTGGGCGCATTCCTGGGTTATCAAACCCGTTTCCGCCTCCGTTCGACCAACTGTGGGGCGGCTCGTCGGGTGGTGGGCCAATCATGGTGCTGTACGCGGGCGAGCTACAAAATGACGGCATCATCGCATCGGGTGATGCGATTAATACGCCACGCTTTTACGGTAATCCGGGTTTGACCATCATTGACCGCATCGCTGTATGACTGACCTGCACATCGCCCCGACGTACAACCTGACCAAAACCCGCTACGTTACGCCGCTCGTGGTGGGGTCGCTGGCCAAACGGCGTATGGTCATCAAGTGCTGCGACGCGGTAAACGAAAACGCGGCGGAGTTCGAGGACGCGGTTTGCGGGTGGATAGAATGTTTTTTTGCCATTGGCCACGACGACCTAACGGTGACGGTGAAGGTCTATTACAGCAATACCACGATGTCGAAGGCGCTGCTGACTATCGTTGCCCTGCTCGAACGCTGGTACACCGCAGGCAAGCGCGTGACGCTCAACTGGTGGTACGACGTGGAGGACTACGACGACAGCATCGCCCGTGAGTTACACGACGACATCCGATGCTCGGAACTCACGCTGCCGATTCATTTTTTGGCCTACAACCGATAATTACTTTCATCACTATGAATTTCCCCCGTACCCGACCACAGCAAACCGAAGCGCAGACCCGCGCCATCCTTGACGCGCACGATGTGACCGCCTCCGTCGCGCTGCTCGGTGTGCGCGGCTATTACAAAAACACGATGGGCAGGCCTGGCCAGAACGACCGTGGTATCTACGACGATGCCATCTTCCTCGTGTCGCCGCGCATTTACCTGTCGTTCAACGCCAACACCGACCCCTCGCGCACAGGCCGCAACACCAAAATCAACAAGGGTTTTGCTCTGCTGGCAACGGGCGTGTGGTGGTACAAAATGGGCATTCACGGCATCGCTGCCAACCGCCCCCGCAAAGCCCTCGTGCAGGCCGCTCCCGTGACGGTAAACCGTGACGGTGGCCTCGTGGAAACGGGGATGTTTGCTATTAACATCCACGACGGCGGCACCAGCAGCACCAGTTCCGAGGGCTGCCAGACGATTCCACCGTCGCAGTGGCGCGAGTTTATCCTCAGCGTGGAACACGAACTCCAATTTCACCAGCAGGAGCAGATACCGTATTGTCTCATTGAGACCTAAAACACGGGCCTGAGAGGTTATGTATGCACGAATTTGTTGAGTTCATCCATGAACTACCCGACATTCTGAAAGGTTTCATCACCTTGCTGCTCGGTGCGCTGAGTTCGTGGGTGGCGTTCTACACCGCGAAGGAACGCGCCTCCCGCAAAAAAGCGGAGGCCGCCCAGCACGAACTCAAAAACACCGAGCAGGAAACACAGCAGCAGGCTGTGACGAAACGCTCACAAGTGATGGGTGAGTTAGTGGAGGAGATGCAATCGTCCATCCACGAGATGCAGGAAGAACTCCGCGCCGCATACAGCAACAACGCTAAATCGCTCCGTGAACTCACCGAGCAGCACAACAAAGAAGTACGGGAACTCAAAGATGAGATTAACAAGCTCCGCAAGGAGCTCAACGAATTTGAGGCCCGCATCAACCAAGAGCGGCGCAGCTTGCTCACGATTACCGCAGAATTAGAAAACGCGCACCGCACCGTCGAGCAGCAGCGCACCGAGATTGCTCAGTTGCAGCGCACAGCGAACGTGCAAGAGGCGTACTTGCTGGAAGCACAGCAGCACGTGGACAAATACGCGCTGGTGCTGCGGTGCAGCGAGCGGCGCAAAAACCTGCCGCATGTGGAATTAGACGAGATGGAGCAGCAAATCCGCTTCTACGGTTCGAGCACCCCCGACAACCACTACGCCGAGCGGTTTTTCCGCTACATCGAACGATTAGTGGATGCGTATTTCTGCGAGAACGCAGGGCTGCGGGTGCTGTTCAGCGTCTCGCACCTGAACTCCAAAAGTCAAGCACTTGTCCACCGCTTTATCTCGCACCTTGCCGAGCAGACAGGCGCAGACCACACCGACCACCACGTGGCCATCACGTGGCTCTGCGAGGAGAACGACGACGACATGCTCGCGCTCGGCGAGTCGTTCCGTGATGCCGCCACCGAGCAGCACATTCCGTTCGACATTCAGACGGTTGCCAGGCTCCACGAAGCAAAATTTTCGCTCTAATTTTTTCCAACGGCCATGAAACCAGAACGCATCAAACGCCAAATCCCCACCACACTGCCCTCGCACGGCGAGGACTACACGGTGTTCATCACCTACGACGCGCTCCTGTACCCCGCACCCGCCCAGAACCGCTCGCGCCCCGACGACATCAACGTCGTGCGCTACACAGGCCTGACGTGGGAGGAGGTGCTGGTGCAAAACGCCGACTGGAGCTACGTGGACGACAAAGTGCGTGAGGATTTCCGCCAGTTTTTGCGCGAGCAACAACAACAGCAACCACACGACAAATAACGTAACATGAAACCA